AGACCTCTATGGTGAGGGAGAAGAAGGTGGGAGAATTGTTTCAAATGAGGATGTTTTCGAGAACGATCTGACAGTTGCTGCCAACACTAATGTTCTTGTTGCTGGCCCAGTAACGATCCCTAATGTAACTGCAACTGGGAACCTGTCAGTTACTGATGAGTTGAATGTATTAACAACAGGAACATTAACGATAACTGGCACACTAAATATAATTTCATAGGAGTATTATGGCAACATTAAAACTAGGTAGTACAACGGCATTGACTGAATCGGGTGGGGTGATTACAGGAAGTACTTCATTGTCTCTTGGGGGATTAATTGGATTACAAGCTTTTACTTCAACAGGAACTTATACTAAAACACCAGGAACTAATTCTATTTTAGTTTATATTACTGGAGGAGGAGGAGGTGGTGGTGCTGCTTCTGGTTCTGCTCAATGGGATAGTGGAGGTGGTGGTGCAGGTGGTGGTACTGCTATAAAACGTATTACAGGTGGAGTAACAGGGATAACTGTAACAGTTGGTTCAGGTGGTGCAGGAGGTGCATATAACTCTTCTGCTAGTGGAGCTACAGGAGTTACTTCTAGTTTTGCTGATGGTACTCACAATCCAACGGCAACAGGTGGAACTGGGGGACTGTATGGAAATAATTCAGCCTCATTAAGAGCAGGTGGAATAGGAGCTTCGGGTGATGTTAATATAAGAGGACAAGGTGCTTCTAACCCTAGATCATGGACAACTGGATATAATTCTTATACAGGTGGTAATTCATTCTGGGGAGGAGGAGCTTGTGGTGGTCTGCATGGTAGTACTGGTAATGTTGGAGCAAATGGGGGAGGTGGTAGTGGAGGTAGCCAATTTGCTAGTGGTGGTGATGGTGGTGATGGACTTGTATTAGTTTATGAATATTCATAAAGGAGAAAAATGAAAGCATTAATTTTTGAAAATAAAGTTGTAGATGTTGTTGAGACTACGTTTCCACTCCCTGAAGCAATGTCATGGATGGATGCACCAGAAGGTTGCGTAGCTGGAGAATGGTTATTAGTGGATGGAGTTATAGTTCCACCACCTGACCCACCAGAAGAAACTTATGATGTAAAAAGAATGAATGAATATCCCTCAGTAGGAGATCAGTTGGATATGATTTATAAAGACAATAAAAATAGCACAACTACTCATGCAGATGCGGTTGAGGCAGTAAAGGCTAAGTTCCCTAAACCATGAAAATTAGAAGTACAACTCCGATATTGCAAGGATGATGAATGAATGAAACTACACAGATCACTACTAGGCGGAGGTGGTAATGCTTTGGAGAACAGAAAGCTCCTCAATTTTTGGGCCAGATTTACCATATCAATTGCCAATGCGGTTACGTTTCTTGTTTTATTGTATCTACTGTTCTATTCGGAGGTTAAAGAATCGAGCCGTGACTTGGTTAATATACTCTGTGGTGCATATGTTGCAGTCCTTGCTAAGAGTACCGATTATTGGTTTCGTGAAAAGAAGGATCATGAGCATGAAGAGGAAATGGATAGAGTAAGACATGGCTAGTTTTATTGATAAGTTTAAAGACCTATTTGATTTAAAACCAGATAAAGATGATCATTATATTATTGAAAAATGGAAGAAAGAGGCTGACGAAGCTGATAGATTAAAGGAACTTCATCGTAAGGCTCGTAAACAAACTAATAAACAAAAAAACAAAACTTTAAGCTCTAATTTTTAATGGCAAATGGAAATGGCAATAATGCTATACAAGCAGTTACGGAACATGCTCTTGTCAAAACTTTTACTCCCCTTGCAGTTGCAGCTTTATTGGCGATTGTAGGATGGTTGTTTAGTACCGTAATGGATGTTGAGAAGCTAGCCAGAGATAATAAATTGCATATTAAACATCTTCATATGGCAGAAGAAAATTTTGAAAGCCAAATGAAGGATGTAGAATCAACATTAACTGATTTAAGAATTAATGTAGGTATAAGAGATCCAAGGGATAGATTTAAACATTAATGGAGAAAAATATGTCAGTCAACAACATTCTGTTAGTCATCGGTAGTTTAGTAGTAGGTTCTATTACCTGGTTATTAGTTACAGTTTCAGAGTTGAGTGGTGATGTTAAAGTAATAAGATACCAAGTGAATCAAAATAGCGAAGATTTAAAGATTTTGACTGCAAAAGAATGAAATATTTTATATTTATGTTTACATTAATACTAATAGGATGTAGTAATAAGGAGGTGGGATCAATGGAAGGTATGTTTGGTCATTGGAAATATAGAGGATCAAGTACATTCCCACAGATTTTTCAATGTGTAGAACCATTTACACCATATAGAAATAAGGAGTGTTAAAATGCCAATAATCGGACTACTCGCACCACTAATTGGAGGTGCAGTGAAAACAATGTGTATGAGTATGCTGAGTGAAAAGCTACTCCAGCAGGTGATACTTATTTTGCTTAGGCGTTTGGTCTCTTCTACTGAAAATAAAGTTGATGATCAAATTTTGGAAGCCTATGAAAAAAGTATCTCTGCTTAATAGCACCCAAAAGGTACTATTTATACTCGTAGGGAGTTTGGTAAAATTATTTTAGTAGGGATAACTATGTATATTACAAAAAATTTCACTACAGACGAATTTAAGTGTCATTGTGGGTGTGGTAGAAGTGACATGGATCCAGAGTTTATGAAGATATTGCAATCAATCAGAGATGAAATGAAAAGGCCTCTAAAAATAACATCGGGGTATCGCTGTGAATCACACAATAATAAAATATCCACAACAGGAAAAACTGGACCACATACTCATGCTAAGGCAGCCGATATTTTAATCAGTGGTGCAGATGCAATGAGATTATTTACTATTGCACAGAAACATGGAATCTCAGGTATTGGACTTTCTCAGAAAGGACCACATAACAAAAGATTCTGTCATATTGATAGTCTGACTCCTGATGAAGGACCAAGACCCACAGTCTGGACATATGGTTAAATGGAAATTATTTTTGAACTTGAGGATTCTGATATTGAGTGTGTTTTTGAGCCTGACTTTGCTTTACCCCTCAATTGCTGTGACTTCGAAAAAATCACCTGGACCCTTCAAAACGGAACACATACGAGAACTGTGGCAAGCCTGTTCGATAGCACATCAGAGCATGAATACCCCACAGCACATATACTACCAATTGTGTGATTGTGCTGTAGATGTCATGAGAGTAAATTATGATAATGTTACAAAAATACAATATATGACACCTGATGAAGCAAAAAAATTAGCAGTTATTGTAAGATTAAATTGCAACGGATGGCGGTACGATGGGTAAACTAATTCCATTCCAACCACCACCTGGTGTTTTCAAAAATGGGACTCCATACCAAGCTAAAGGGAGATGGTCTGACTGTAACCTAGTGCGTTGGAAAGATGGGAGGCTGCAACCATTGGGAGGTTGGGAGAAAGTAATTGGATCTACAATTACTGGTATTGGAAGAGCAATGATAACCTGGAGGGACTTTGCTGGTTCAAGATGGTTAGCTATTGGTACTAATTCAAATCTTTATGTATATACATCCCTATCTGGAACTGCATCAGATATAACTCCAGAAGCAGCATCATCCTCAACAGATTTGATTGTAGGTAATTCAGATGGAGAAATTGGAGTAGGATTTGGGACAGGTGTATTTGGTGGAGTTGTAACCAGGGCAACTGTATCAAAAGATGATTTTACTTTTACTGCTCCTGATACAATTACCAGTGCAACAGTTATTCTCACTGATGCAGTAACAAATATAAATGCTCCAGGAGTTGGTCCTTCTCCTTTTGGTGCAGCAGATCAGATTGAAGTATCCGGTTCAAGTCAATCTAGTAATAATAGATCTTATACAGGAGCAGGTGGTTTAACTACAGGTTCACATAGGATATATGATTTTCCAACAACTAAATCTATGAGAGTAGGGCCTAAAGATACTGCTGCTGCATACACTAGTTTAGATTCAGATAAATTAGTAACTGATTCAAGTGTAGGAGAAACAATAACTATTACAAGAACTAGAAGGTATGGTAATGAAAATGCTGCAACATCATCTCTAGTACTTGAAGCATCATCCTGGGTATTTGATTTATGGGGAGAGAATCTAGTTGGAATGAGTACAGCAGATGGAAGAATATTTCAATGGGATCCAAGCACATCAAATGCAACAGGAGTTAAGGCAGTTGTAATTTCAGGAGCACCAATTAATAATTCTGCACTCTTGGTATCCAAACAGAGACACTTATTTGCTTTTGGTGCAGGAGGTAACAAGAGGATGATCCAATGGTCTCATGCTGAAGCAGAAACAATATGG